TGCAAAAGAATTTAAGAAATCAGAAAAATATTCTGTTTGTTTTTCTTTTGGTGAAATAGATTCTGCTCTTGTTGGTCTAGTTACCATTTATTTTTTTCCTTATGGTCCACAGAATACATTTGGTGAACCTGTTGCTACTGAAGTACAAGCAGTTACTGCGTCTCCAATTCTTCCACAACCTTTGTCATTTATAAAAACAGTAGGAGAACCAGTTGTAATTGGAGCTTGATGTGGTAGACATAGAGGCCCCGCATGAGAATTATTATTATCACCTTGTCTAGAAATACCTATACTATTTACAAACACATCAGGAGATCTTTCTAATCTGCGTGGTTTTGTACAATGAGTCATATCTTCATCTACAAGATCACCTCTGCAAACGGCTGGCATTTTTTCTCTCCCTTTCCATTAATTTTTGAAGTCTATCATTCCATTTATGTATTTCTTCGTGTTGTTCTTCTGTGTGTGGTCCTGGTGGAAATGCTGGAAGAAATTTAATAACATTATCAAAAACTTCTGGTATATCTTCATATTTATCAAATGTTTTTAACTCGCCATCTATAAGTATAACAAACTCATCTTTGTCTCTATGTGCTCCTGACATTTAAATATCCTTAGTCTGCATATTCTTTTGCTGCTGGATTTAGATCAATTCTATCTGCTACAATCTCAATTCTATTTGGTCTAATAAAAATATAAGAGGAACCACAAACTAATAATATTTCTTGTGAAGCATCTATTCTAGCTTTACCAGAATCTAGTTGTACATCCATATTACCAGAAGGTAAATGAATTCCATATTCACCACCAACTGTATCATATCTAGATTTTCCCGTATGATGTGATGAATCTCCTTCAACTGAACAACATTCGTTTCCTTTTGTTCTTTTTCTTACATTTCCACTTATAGATTTATGATGATTATTCCTATTATTAAGAACCATTCCTTCCATACCAGAACCAGCACACATATTTTTACCACCGGTTCCACAATAATTATTTCCACGTACCTCACAGCCCTTATTACCAGAATTACGGCCTGGTTTATCACCTACAGTATTTTTAGAATGTGTTCCAGAATTATTTTCTGTTTGTGCGTTAGTAGATGTACCACAGGTTCCACAGTGTTGTTGGTGTTGTCCATCACCCTTATAGTCTGTGCTGTTTCCACTATGTGTGGTACATACACCACCATTACATTCTATGGTTTGACTATAATTATTTGTAGGATAGTCATCATCGTAATAAAATACTGATGCACGCCCATTATTTTTAGTCATAACTTCAGCATTTCTAACATTTGTTCCTACATCAGTAGGTGTTTTATTTTCACTTCGAACATTCCGATGGTTTATTGGAGCACCCCTAGAATCAATTGGTCCCTTTGCCATTTTAAATTTCCTTTACAAAATCTAATAATTTTTTAATATCTAAATCATCAGCTACTGTAGATAATAAATCTGCTTTTTGTTTAAAATCTTCCAAATCAAAATTCTCTGGAACATCTGAAGAAACATCATCAGTCATTCTAGAGACATGTGTCATAAAAGCTTCTGCTACTTCATTAGATGTAAGGTTTGTACTAGCAATGGTAGATGACATAGAACTAGATTTATTTGGCATTTTTATTGCTTTATATGAGAATTTTTCTATTACATTTTTTAGTTCATTTTGTTCTTTTATTGTGGATTTTAACAACTTATTCATTTTACTTTGATCTAGAAATGAATTAGGTAAATGATTAGATTGTGCTTTGTTAATAGCACCTCCTAATACTGGTCCTAACATACTTACCAAATCAGTAGATGATCCTGATCCCTTTCCTAATGCTTTTTCTTCTGTTTTATCTGAAACTTGATTACAATATTTTTCTAAGAGAGTGTTTAATATTTCAACTGTTAAAGAAACAGATACTATATAGGGCCTTAAGTCTGTAGAAAGTCCTATTTCTGCATCACTGTAAACTTCTTGTTCAAGAGAATCAAATGGACTATATTCATCAGTTCTTAGTAAATAATAACTTGAATCTCCATCTTCCGGTCCTTCAAATTCTACATATCCTGGATAAGGATCATTATCTTTTGTATAATATACTTGAGTATAAAAATCTGGAATATCCGAATAATTAACAACTACATTAGGAGGAATATTATCTCCAAAAACTATTTCTGGTATAACACAAACAGGCAAGTCCTTTTCTCCATATAACAAAACAGAAATATACAATGATATCAACGCATCCTTTACCATATTTTTATAACTTTCTAACAAATCATCGAAGTTTGTTAATAGTGGTAAAGTAAAGGAAACTAAAACTGGACCATAACCAAGTTCTTTTACCAATCTACTTAATGCTCCAGTTAAAGCATCTGTTATTAATTCTTGTAGTTCTTGTGTTGGTTCATCACCACTTTGTCCTTCATTAGCACTTGTACTACTTCCAGATCCACCTTTAAAAGATGTTGCACTATTAATCTTTTCCATCATATCATAAAATTGTGGAAAAATATTTGATGTTCTTTGTGGATCTACTTCATTTAGACCAGCTAATATATTTTTTATATTTTGTTTTGCTCCAGTGTAAGTTTTTTTCTTAGCAAATTTATTTTTTCTATTATAATTTTGATTAGCTGTTTCTTTTGGATATGGGTGTGCGTTTGGTGGTGTTACATCATTATTAACATGACTTTGTATAATTTGTTGTGGAACTACTGAAACATTTCCATCATCATCAACATATATATGTTTTTTTACTAAAATTTTTCCTCCTGCTGCCTCATTATGAACAGCAGGGTTAAGATATTGATCAGAACCAATAACAGGTAAATCAGATTCATTAGAACTTACATCACTTTGGCTTGATGGTTCTTTTGACTTATTTTTATTTGCACTAGATCTATTAATAAAACCAGTAATTACCCATTGACCATCCATATTGCGTTTACACATAACGTGTTGGCCTTCTCTTAAAACTAAATTTTGACCAATACCATTACGTGAAGGTGTAGAGTATTGCATAGCTTTTGATGCTATGGGAAGATCTTCTTTTTTTATTCCCTCACTGCCAAATGGTCTAACTCTCCAACCACCCAATTTATTATCATTAACTTCAACCACAACACATCGTATTTCATTATCACTCATTCGTACCTCCTAATATTCCTGAAACTATACAAGTTACAGATGATGGATCTAAATTATATCTTATACTAATACCAGTTACTAATACATTTCCCCCAACATACTTATTTCCTTTTGCACTTTCTCCTGCTCCTTTTAAATTATCCATTGAAACAACAGATCCTATTTCTAAACCATCTCTTGCCATACATTCAAATTGAACTGTTGGACCGGAACCAAAGGGACCTTTAATAGCATTTCTTCTATCAACAGGTTGATTTAAATTTCTTCGACTCTGTTCGTTTTCTGTAAAAGAAGTATTATCAGAAACTCTTGAATTATTTGATGGTGTGCTATTTATTTGTCTTTTATTTGGAGTTTTAAAATTTCCTGGCCTGCTTTCATTATAATATTCTCCAGTATTTCCATGATAAGTATTTCTACCAGAAGGAACAAATCCAGGGCCAAAAAATTGATGACTTGAACCAAAATTTAAAACTGCTGCTTCTGGTGGTGTCCCAGACCCGCTGACACTATTAAAAAATTGTAATGCTGGTGATTGTTGAGAAGCATTTTCTAAAGTATCAACTCTAATTTCTTTACCATCAGGACTTGCCCAAGAACAAAGTATAGATGATTTGTCTCCTGGAATAGAAGATCTGTGTTGAATTCTATTAATACATTGAGAAAATGAATCACGCAAAAATACTTCTGAATATGTTGTACTTTCTTTACATCTGTAATCAACCTTATTAAAACCATAATGTTTATACAATTCTTCGTAATATTTTTTAGAAGATTGTCCTCTGCCACCCTTAGCATAGATAAAAGATTCGTTTTGAATCTTTTTAAAATTTTTATTTTCACAGTTAACATTAAAAGATGCATTTTCTGTATCTTGACTAGGATCAGAACCAGATTGAAAATCACCAGCACCAGAAACAACTAAAGACTGTGAAAAATCAACCTGTGCAGCGGAATCAGGATTGCCAGTAAAAGAAAGTTCTACAGGTGCATATGGTTCTAGATTTTTAAATATATTTACAGGAGTATCTGACGTCTGTATAAAATCAAATGAAGCTTGTGCTCCACCAGTATTGTATATTGAATTATCTATTCTTAAACACCTAACCATTGATTGTGGTATTTCAGTTCCACCAATAGTACATATAAAATTTCCACCTTGTTTTAGCATTAATCTTCAAATACCTCTATTAAATTTAAAACAATTCTTCTACTTTGATTACTATCAAGAACTTTTATAGTTCTATTAAATTCATTTTTTTCTACAACATCATCAAATTGATAAACTGGAGACCAGTATACATCTTCTTCAGGAGAAATATTATTAGACTGTAAAGTGGAATCTGTAAAAATCGTATTCACTCCACTATCATTACCAAATATATAACTTGATCCTGATATTTCAACTTCAGTGTTTGATTGATATACACCAGAAACGTGTTGAATATATACTTTTGTATTTGATGTAGATACAACCTGCCCCTTACCACTATTTATTGAATTAAAAACAATATCACATATCTCATCTTTTACAAAATTAGTATTAGATACAGAATATGACATTATTCTATTAGTAGATATTTTCCAATCTTTTTTAAATCTCTGGTATTCTAATATTCTTCCAGATTGATCATATATTGGTTGCCAATATTTTTTTAGTGCTGGTGCTAAAGCCTCAAATCCATTAGTTTCTAATAAATCATCATTAGCCCAATCATTTCTATAATAAAGAACTTTTTGTTTAGCATCCTCTAAAGAACCATACTTTTCTATGATGTGAGAATTTAAGTCATTTTCATCTAAATACCATTCATAATATGGATCTACTATTTTATTAGAAAAATATAAAATCCAAGATTTGTATTCATCATTATAGTATCTATAACTAAATTGGTCTGCTCTTTCAGAATCAGATATATCATATGTGTTAAAAACATAAGGATTATTATAAACATCATCGATTATTTTTACCCGTCTGGTAATATCAATAGATTTGGTATTATTATATGTTATTTGTGGAAACTTGTCGAAGTATCTATCAGCCATTACCCACTACTATGCTCCCAACTACCTTTTTCCCAAATTTGAATTTCTTTAAATGTTGCAGCAAGTTTTACATTTACAGGTGCACCATTTCTTAAAAATGCTGGTTGTCCAGCACCATTATATTGAACCTGTACAGATGTAATTGCTGCAGGCTTCATTCTGAAAGTATATTTATCATTAGGATATAATCTCATTATTGCTATTCTAGGATAACGATAAAAACCACCATCTTGAAATGGTGAAGATTGGAATTTTAATTCATCTACTATTTCAGCTATTCTATCTGTTTCATTTCTATTATTAGCAACTAAGTCCCACCTAAAAGTATATTCTTTAAAGTTTGGCTGTCTAAATGCCATAAAAAGACCTGGATTTGGAGCTACTCCAGTTCCAACACTAAACGTATTAATTGCACCTTTAAATCCACTTATTGCTTTAGCAGCAGCAGAACCAAATTTTTCTATTTCACTAACAACATCTGATTGTTCCCAAGATAATATTTGAACATCCTCTAGAGAAGTTGGTATTGGTAAAAATATACTTCCAGCTGGAATGCCACTTTGACCACCAAAAAAATTACTGAGACCGATACTATAATCCACAAAACCTATTCTTATATAAAAATTCCTACCGTTCGCAATTAAATCTTCAGGAAAGAATTTTGTTCTAACCCTTTTATTATCTATTTTTCTTGGTATATTGTTTGGTAGTCCACCAGTATATCTGACTGCCATTTTTATTCCTAATTTATTTTTATAAATACTTTTATTTATTTATATACAAAATGAGCAAGTATAAAGGTTTTTTTAAACCAAAAAATCCAGATAAGTATATGGGAAACCCAACTAATATTATTTATCGTTCAAGTTGGGAATTGAAATTAATGATAAGACTTGATGAAGACCCAAGTATAATATCTTGGGGTTCTGAAGAAGTAGTCATACCATACCGTTCACCTATCGATAATAGAATACATCGTTATTTTGTTGATTTTATAGTAAATAAGATAAATAGAAATGGTAAGAAAGAAACGGTGTTAATAGAAGTGAAACCAGCAAATCAAACTAGACCGCCAAAGAAAAAAGAAAAGATTACCAAAAGATATTTATCTGAGGTAAAAAATTGGGGTGTAAATGAAGCAAAGTGGAAAGCAGCTAAAGAATTCTGTGAGGATAGAAAATGGACCTTTCACATATTCACAGAAAAAGAGTTAGGAATTAAATAATGAACTTTTTCGATATACTAAAAAAATCAGCAAAAAAATTATCACAAAGTGAATATTTTAATTTTTTAAAGAATATATTTTCACAAAAGGGAACAAATGCACTTTCTCCTGGAAAACTTTATGCTTTTTCTTACAATGACCCAAAAACTAGAGACAGATTAGACCATTGGGACAAAACACCAATTATATTATTTTTAGGCCCAGCAAAAAATGGTTTTTATGGTTTGAACTTTCATTATCTTAGTCCAGGAGAAAGAGCTGCATTTTTAAATGAACTTCAAGACAACGAATCTCAAAATGTAAAAATAAATGTAAATGCTATACAAAATTTGACAAAAAGTCCTATGTTTAAAAGAACAATTAAACATTACATAAGTTTTAGAGCTAAAGGTATTAGAGAAATACCCCCAGGTAAAGATTTTGAAAATTGGATAAATATTTTAAGAATGTCAACAGGAAACTTTACTAGTGATAGAAGAAGACTGGGTTCAAATTGGACACCATACTAAGGAAAAATAAATGCCTTTTAATATAAACGATTTTAGTTCACATATAAATCAAAGTGGTTATCTAAGAAAAAATCACTTTGAATTAAATGTGACAGTACCTCCTATATTACAAGGAAGAAATATAGAACGCCCAGGTGGAAGCAATTCAACATCTAATGTAACAAGAATGATGACATTTAGAGTTGCTAATATAAGAACACCACAAGTTCAAATTTCTGGTGTAAGTGTTAACAGATATGGTGTTGGTCCTCCTCAAAAGTATCCAGTTAGTGCACAATTTAATGAAATATTTTTTACTGTAACTTGTGATAGGTTAGGTGATATATGGCAATTTTGGCATAACTGGACTAGGAGTGTTTTTGAATTTACAGGTGTTGCTGATTCTAACTCAGGCAACGTAAATTCATTACCAAGATATTTTTCAAATTTTAGAGACGAGTATTCGTCTCTTATTCAACTTCAACTATTTGATCAAATAGCACAAAATAATAAATCTGGAGTTCTAAGATTTGATATGTATGAGTCTTATCCAATAGCAATAACTGAAATTCCTCTTTCTTGGAACGACCCAAATTTATTAGAATTGACTATAACTATGCATTTTAAAGATTATACAATAGTTGGTTCTAATGTAAGCAGAGAAAATTCTATTTAATAAAATATTCAAGTGGAGAAAATATGTTACCAAAAATTACACACCCAACTCATAAAATTGATATTCCATCTTTAAGAAAGAAAGTTTCATTTAGACCATTTTTAGTAAAAGAAGAAAAGCTTTTACTTATGGCAAAGGAATCTGAAGATCCTGAAGATATTTTAACATCTATTAAACAAATTGTTAATAATTGTTGTCTAGATGAAAAATTTAATGTAAATGAAATTACATTATTTGATTTAGAATATATTTTTATACAATTAAGAGGAATATCTGTAGACAACATAGTAGAAGTTTCATATAGAGATTCTGAAGATGATAAGGTATATGATTTTAAAATTGATATTAAAGATATCAAAGTTAATATGCCAGACAAACCAAACAATGTAATTTTAATTACAGATGATATTGGTATTATTATGAAATATCCACCATCAACATTATATGATGATAAAGAATTTTTAAATTCTGAAGATGAACATCTATTTAAACTTATTATTAGATGTGTTGATAAAATATATCAAGGCGATGAAGTTTATGAAGCATCTTCTTATAGTAAAGAAGAATTATCAGAATTTTTAGAAGATTTGAGTGTAAAAGTATTTGAACAAATTCAAAAGTTCTTTGAAGAAACCCCTAAACTCAGTTACACTATAAAATATAAAAATTCATTAGATAATAAAAGAGAAATTCATCTGAATAGTCTTAATGATTTTTTTACTTTGCGTTGAGTCATAACAAGCTTGAAAATTATTATCATACAATATTTTCTATGGCTCAACATCATAAATATTCTATCACAGAACTTGAAAATATGATTCATTTTGAAAAAGACATATATGTTAATATGCTGTTAAAACATCTTGATGATGAAAGAAAAGAGCAAGAAAAAGGGAACTTATTTTAGTGGCAGAAGAACAAACAGATATTTCTATATTACAAAATATAAGAAATGAAATTGAAAAAAGAATAGATGTTTTAACAGATGATGTAAAAACTCTAAGGAATATTTCCGAAGAAAAACAACAAGATTTAAAACAACAAATATCATCTGTTTATCAGATAATAGAAGAAAAATTAAGTCAAATACAATCTATTGACTTAAATTTAAAAGATTCAAATCAAAATATAAATGATTTAAATGCTAGAACTTCTTCTATGTCAGATAATATTTCTTCCCTTCTGCAGTCACAGAATGAAATAAAAAGAAATATACAATCTCTTTCTGTTGATATAAACAAAATACAAAATGATAGTGTAAATCAATTTAATCAATTAAATGAATACACTAGAGAAATATCTAAAAAAATAGCAGAAAGTGCAAAAAGACAAGAAAGACAAACTAGAGAAGAGATGGTAAGAGGACCAAGAGCAGCTGCACAAGCATCTCTTGGTATTACACCATCAGCTGAAGCAAAATCACTTCAACAGCCAGAACCAACACAAGAACCAGAATCAGAAGAAAAAAAACCCAGAACATGGGCTAAATGGTTTGAAGAAAATGCAGGTCTTTTAGGTGCTGCTGCTGGAGCAGCTACTGGTGTAGGAGCTGGTGCACTAGTTGGTTCAGGACCAAAATCTGCACCATCTGGTCCTGGTTATTCTAGTTCACCAGGAGAAGTTCCATCAGCACCACCAGCCCCTAATATAGTTGGTCCAGGAGTAGCACCAGGTTCTGCACCATCTGGTCCTGGTTATTCTAGTTCACCAGGAGAAGTTCCATCAGATGGTATGAGTCAAACTCTTGCAGCACAAAGAGCAGCAAGAGGTGCAAATAATTTGTCCGATGCTCAAAAAAGACATATGTATGCTTTAGCTGTTGCTGAAATGGGTCCTCCTGAAGTTCTAAGAAAAAAAGGAATTGATCCCAAAGAAGCATATGCTGCATTTATGGAAACTCCTTATAATAGGGGTATGACAGAAGGAAGAGAAAATACAAATATAGGTATAAACTTATTAAAAGATTATTATCAACCACTAAGACCTGGTGAGGGTAAATGGTATAATAAGGCTTATGGTCAATTGGGGAATACAGATTCTAAATTGTATAATCTATTAGACAGTGCACATAAAGAAGTTGCTGCTGGTTCTAATTATAGCGAGTTAGGAACACAGAATTCATCAGCAGGTGTTGCTGATGATGCAAGAGTAACTCAAAGTGTAACTACTGAAAAATATGGAGAACTAATTACCAGAAAAGATAAAGAAGAATATGCTGAAGATGTAGGAAGATATGAAGGACACGGTATTGGAACAATAAGAAATACTAAAAAATGGCTTGAAAGAACACAAAGACAAGCTCGTGAAATAGATGAAAAGAGTAGAACCCAAACACCTTCCCAACCAAGTTCTCAAGCAGCACCTCAACCCGATGCTAGTAGAGTGCAGCCACAATCTCAACAAAGCCAACAACCAGATGCTAGAAGAGAATCCGTATCTGAATTTATGAAATCTATACGAGTTCCTGAAAGAATTGGATATACTTTCAGGGGAAGAACAGCTGCTTCTGGTAGTGGAATGCAATCAAGACCTACCAATCTATCTGAAGAATATGTAAAAAATAAATTTTTAGCAGAAGCGGGTGCTATGATGCAATTAGGAATTTGGCCCGGTGGAGAAAATCCATATTTCAGTGAGGCAGACAAAGGAAAATTAAGATTTGATCCTACTGGCGGTATAAAAATTGATCCAGTTCACAGAGGAAGAACACATTATGGAGAACATGGTCAATTAGCATTTGATATAGGTATAGGAAGACTGTCAAAACAATTAAATATTAGTAGAAGAGAAGCACATGGTATAGTTCAAGATTTAGGCAGTGTTTTAAGACAGAGAGTTGGTGGCAGAGCAAGCGGTAGTTCTTTAATAGAAAGAGGCCAATTAGGACACAAAGCACATTTTCATTATGCTCCACAAAATGCAGCATTACAAAGTGCTATTCCTGAAATATTATCAAATCCAGAAAAATTTGGTAGAGCAGGACAAAGACTAATAAAAAGATTAGAAAGAGCTGGATCATTAAAATACAATCAATCCACTGGTTCATATGAACTTAATAGAGAAAAATTTGGAAAAGATTTTTTAGATGTTTATGATAAATTTAGTAAAGCATATTTCGATAGGGAAGGTCCACCAGAACAACAAGAACAACAAGAACAACCAGAACAACAAGAACAACAAGAACAGACACAACAACAATTATTTGCGGGAGATACATCTGAATCAGTAATAGCAAAAGAAATAGAAATAGAAAAAGAAAAAGTTAGGAGAGAAGGTTTAACTGATAAACAAAGAAGAATGGAAGATATTAAAGAAGGTAGATTTAATTTTGCTACTGATCGTAGACCAGATCAACAACAAGGAGATGAAAGTAAAAGAAGAAATTATTATAACGTAAAAGAACTAAATG